CTTTTTAATAATCTTTGATTTAAAATTGCTGGATGTTAGTTATACAACTAACTTTTTAATAATCTTTGATTTAAAATTGCTGGATGTTAGTTATACAACTAACTTTTTAATAATTAATCATTTTTTTTGATTTTATAAAAATAAAATTTTGCTCTCAGGGAGACTCGAACTCCCAATCTTTGGCTCATAAGACCAACGCTTTAACCGATTAAGCTATGAGAGCGCTGGTGTTACTTTCACATATATATATATAGTCTTATCTTTATATAGTTTTTAAAGTATATGTAATTTTTTTTATAATTCTAATTTTAAAAAATATCATTAGATTTTAAAATATTAATATCATAATATTCTTTTTGATCTATTTTTAATTTATTTAACATTTCTGCGTAATTATTACCAATTACTTCTTTACCAGAAAGAAAAATACTTCCTTTTACTTTGTTTTTCAATAATTTATCTATTTCTATAGGTTTTTTATTATCTTTATAATCTTCGCCAAAAAAACATTCTTTAACACTTTTTCCCATTTCTTTACATGTTTTTAATGATTTATACATATCAACAGGTTGTGCCGTATCTTTATAGTAAACTTCAAACGTTTTTTTATTAGAATTATTTGTTAAAGTTGATTCAACTAATACATCTGCTAAATCTAATCGCGAAATAATACCACTTTTTGATACACCTTGGTTAAATTCAACATCTTCAACTCCTCTCTTTTCACCCGGTGACAACATTCCTGGTCTAATTATAGTATAACTTAAATATGATGGGGCATTTTCATATAATAATCTAATTCTTTCTTCACCTTCTTGTTTATTATAACATGCATCACAACTTGTTTCACCCCTATCTATAACTTCACCACTATTAATATCAAGATTCTTATCTTTTTTTTGACATTTCGCACATATAGAAGAAACAATTATTAATTTTTTAACATTATTTTTTATAGCTTCTTTGGCAACATTAACTAAACCAATATCTTCTACATTATTACTTTCTTCAGCATATACATCTTTATCTACAATATTATTTTGTTTATTTAATTCAACACCAGGTGTTGGTCTAACTGTTACTTTTGGTCTTGATGCAGCACAAAATATAACTGCATCAGCATCTTTCATTATATTATTTAATGTATTTGGTTTAAGCACGTCAGCAACAACACTTTGTATTTTATTTTTTTTATTTATATCATCGATAACTAATGTATCACGTGCGGCATTTTCTCTATTTACTATTTTAACAGGGCGCCTTGTTACAGCAACAACATCAATATCTTTATCTAATAAATTTCTAATAGTATCTCCACCAGTATATCCAGATGCTCCAAATACAACTACTTTATTAATATTTAAATCATTATTTGAAAGATAAGATAATGTTTTATCAGGTTGCAATAAAATAGGAGATAAAAATATTAAATTTCTTCTGGAAACATTATTTAAAAATCTAGCATATATCTTATTTGTTCTTTGTCTTTTGTAACATAATCTATTTGAAAATAAATCGCTTTTATTTAAAGTATTACTAGCTACTAAATTATCTAATCTAGATAATCTAAAACCCATAGAATAACCTAAATTTAATATAAATGTTATAAAAAATATATAATTCACTTTCATTATATTATATTAAGATATATAATTATATTTAAATATTTTTAATTTGTTAATATATATATATATATGTATATATTTTAAAAATATTATAATTATAATGATCTAAATATATCTATTGCAATGTGGAATAGATACAATATTTTTGATTATATATAATAAATATATTAATAATTTAAGTTTTCCTTAAATACATATAAATAGTTATTATTATATATATAATATAAATTATTGAATTATAAAAATGCCAAGAAAAAAAAGAACAGAAACAAATACTGAACCGAAACAAAATAAAAAAAATAATATTATGAATACAATGGTCAAAAATAATGAAGAGCATATAATATTACAATTACCAATAAATGAAACAAATATAGATAATATAATAAATGATAATAAAAATGAAAATGAACCAAAACCATATGAGAAGGAAAGTTGTTTCAATTCTGATAATAAAAATATTGAAGATAACACTACAATTAAAATAGAAACAAATAATATTTCAAATAATCAGGAATATTATGATAATAATAGAAAAAGTCATTGTTTTTGGTGTATTCACCCTATTGAATTAAAAGTATTTTCAATGCCAATTAATTTTGATAGTATATCAAATACATATATGTGCCATGGTTCTTTTTGTTCTTTACAATGTGCGAATGCCTATAATTTTTCTATAAATTCAGGAAGTGATAAAGTTTGGGAAATTAATAGTTTAATACAAATGCTTGGAAAAATATATAATATGAACATTCCTATACGTCCTGCACCATCTAGATATTTATTAAATATATTTAATGGAGGTAAATTAAATATAGAAGATTATAGAAAATTACATTTAAATAATGATACATCGCATGTTTTAAATTTGCCACCAATGATTAATATATCAAGTGGATATGAAATAATTAATACATCATATATTAAGTCTTTATCGGAAAGTATAAAGCGCTCAGATATAACTTCTCAATTTAATCAAACTATTAATGAGACTGATGTAGATGATAATATAAAAAAAATAAAACAATATGATAAAACTAGTATAAATGAGAAAATGAATTTAATAATAAATAATAAATAATAAAAAATGATATAAGATTTAAAAATATATAAGGATGTGTATTATGTCAAATAAAAGCGTATATTTTACAGAATATAAAATTTCAACAATTACTTGCAATGCAAATATTGGTGAAAATATATATATAGATTTATCATTATTATATAATTATATTACTCCTAAAATTGAAGATAATAATATAATTTGGATTCAAAATAGTTTAGATGAAAGCAAAGGAATAAATCCAAAAAAAATTAGAAAATCTAAAAAAGATAAAAAGAAAAAAACAAGATTTGATAATCAAATTACAATTCTTTATCAAATTAATAAAACTTATAGACCAAATATAAAAATATTTAAAAATGGAAATATACAACTAACTGGAATAAATAGGTTAGAATCAGATGTTGAAAATATTTCAAAACATATTATAAATGAAATAAAAAATGCATATAATATTAATGAAAAAATTAATTTAAACAGTGAAAAAGAAACTAAAGAAGAATTCTTTAATAAATTAAAGTTTAATAATTTTAAAATTAGAATGATTAATACTGATTTTAAAACATATACAAATAACGAACTTACTGATAAATTTTATATTCGCAGGAAAGAACTGCATAACACATTGATTAATAGTAAATATAATAATAAAAGTAGTTTTCAACCAGGTATTTATCAAGGTGTTAAGTTAGAGTATTACTATAACCAATATAATGATAATGGAATATGTCAATGCAAAGTACACAACTTTAATAAAAAAAATAATGTAAGTGATTGTAAAAAAGTAACTATTGCAATTTTTGAAAGTGGAAGTATCTTAATAACAGGTGGAGTTAATTTTGATCAAATTAATAAAGCATACAATCATATTACAAATATAATTAGAGAGAATGTTGATACAATTCATAAGAAAAAAATAAATCTGGAAAATTAAATTTTAAAGCATTTCATATTAAATTTTTCCGTATCTATATATTCATATCTTGTAGGCTTAGGATTATTTCCTGGTCTAAATGAACTAGGAATATGATTTTTAGCATAAAAATTACTAGCATATGCTTCTGCAGTTGGTTCGACTTTATTTTGAGTAAAATTATTACCCCATGGTTTTCCAGAAAAATTATCTGTTTCTGATTCTTTATATATGCCAGCATTTAATAGTTTAGGAAAAACTATTTTGTTTGTATCATTGTCTAAAAAACTAAATTCCATATTTAAATAATTAAGTAATACTACTATATATATTTAATATTATTTTTTTTCATGATATTTATTGTACAATTCAACACCCACCTTATTTGATGCTTTTTCAAAAGTTATTTTATTATCTACAATATCTTGTCTTAAATTCATCATATATTTTAATCTATCTATATCCATATCAGGTTTTAAAGTCATATCAAATAAAAACGGATATCTTTCTTTAAAAAAAGAATATTCATTGCCAATCATTTTGTACTCACAACTATATTCATTGTATGGTTCTTTTAATTTACTTATTTCATATTTGTTTCTAATTTCATCGATGGTTTCAAATATTTTTTCATTGCTATAACCGTCCGTTATAAAATCTGTATTATTTTTTTGTCTATTTCTTTTCATATTATTATATAATATATATATTTTTTAAATATCTTCAACGCCTATCCAATTATCTAATATTAAATCATCTATTTTATTATCTTTATAAAAAGGTCCAAACCATTTTTTAGGATAAATTACTCTAGTATTTTTTTCTGAAAAATATGCACCCCACCAGGAGAATGTACTATTTGAAATAATTATATTATCGCATAATGAAATCATTAGCATCTGAGTCCATTCATTTATAGAATCATTAATTTTTATAAAATTTAAATTATTATTATATGTTTTATTTAATCTGTCGATATATTTATTAACAATATCATTGTCGCATTCGCTACAAAAAAATAATATATTATAATTTAATATATTATCATTACTACTATTAAATATGTTTATTAATTCATTAATTGAATTATAAAAATATTTAATAGTTTGAATTGGATGCATGTTCTGTAAATATATATAATCACCAAATCTGAAATGAATTGCTATATTTTTTTTATTAAATATATAATTATATATACAATATATGTGACTTTTTCTGTTTTTTATATCCAAAATATCATATAATATATCATTATATTCTTGAAAATATTTAAAACTTTGATAAAATCCTTCTATATAAATATCTTTTTCAGTATTTAAAATTATTTCATTGTATTCATATTTTTTTTCCTTATATATATTATTATTTGTTAATTTTGATTCTAATTCGGATTTTTCTATTTTAATTAATTTATTTTTTAATTTTAAATAAAAATCATTAAAATATGTTTTTTTATTCTCATATATTGTTTTTTCATTAATATCACATAAAATTCTATAATCCGTATTGTATTTTTTTGATAAACTTATTATATTCATTATTTGAAATAATTGATTGCCCAATTGAGCTTTTAATATTAAATATAACATTATAATATATAAAAATATATAATTATTGTTTTATATAATGAAACATTTATGGATAAATATTAATAAAAATCTAAAAAGAAAAAATTTTATGGAAAAACAATTTAATAATTCAAAAACAGATAATATTAGAATTTCTGCTATTACACCAGAAATGTTTGATGATGTATTAGAATATAAACGGCCTTTATCTTGCAAACATCCAGGTTGTACTAGTTGCGAATATGAGTTTGCTTGTTTATCAAGTCATATTAAAGCAATGAGAGAATGTCTTAAATACGAAGATGAATATTTTGTTATTATGGAAGATGATATATATATACCATTTGAAATAGACTATAAACAATTACTTAAAAATATTAATAAGGATATAGATATTATTCAGATGATGGTTTTATATGATAATACTGTTAAAAATTTAAATATTCACCATAATATTACATTAACTAATTTTATTAAATGGCAATATTTATTACCGTCTACAGGAATGTACATAATTTCAAAAAAAGGTGCTAAAAAATTAGTTGATATGTTTTTTAATAAAAATAACAAATATGATTTTTCTTCATCACAATATCAAATTGTTGCAGATGTATTATTATATAGTTCTGTAAATACTATATGTAGTACTTTGCCATATTGTTATCCATATATTGAAATGGGAAGTGAAATACATCCAAATCATTTAGAAGCGCATTTGAAAGCTATAAATGAAATTAAAAAAGTAATAACTAATAAAAAAAATTATCCATTTATTAAAAAAAAATTTGAATTAATTTAAACACCCTTATCATCCGTTTTTTCTAATTTATATTCTTCATCAAAAAAATATATTTGTATTATTTTTTTGCGCATAGTTCTTAATTCAGTACATACATCTAAACTACAACTAGTATCTTTTAACCATTTATCAAATAATTTATTATAAAAAATTCCTAATTCACCCATTAATGGATATTTTTTTACATCATTGCAAGCAAGCATAATAGCTTCTTCTGCTAATCCAATTATATGAGAAAAATGTTTTGTTATACAATCACGGCATCTTTTATTTTTATTAGCTAAATGTTCTTCGAGTAATATTGATTGTTTAACAATTTGATGCATATTATATTTTGGATCACTTACCGGATCAATACTAGAACATTTAGCAACAGTACATGCCTTACCATCATCTTTACTAACTTTTTTATCCATTATTGAAAATTCCTCATAATCTTTTTTTTTTTTTATTAAAATTCCTCTCATTTTTTCTAAATAACCATAATATAGTATTACTATTAATATTGATATTAATAATATTACCATTAATAAATACTCACTTTTCATTATGTACAAAATATTTAGAGCCTCTATATAAATATAACAATATATATTTTTATAAATTTTTTTATAATATTATAATAGAACTATTAATAATTAATATGTCTACAAATGTTGGAGGCGCGAAAAAATCAAATAAAAAACCACCTAAAAGAAAAGCTACTAAAAAACCAGTAAAAAAAGGAGGTCGTGGATATATGTATGCTCCCTTTGATGCAGATAAGGAAGCAGTAGAATCTGTTGTATCTACTCCCCCTGTTGTACCCATTACTCCTAGTGAACCAGTTGACGATATAGTATCATCCGGTTCAACAATGGATGGAGGTGCTAAAAAAAAGAGAAAAAAAGTAAAAAGAAAAGCCGGTCCATATGCTTTATTTGTTAAAAAACATTATGATAAAGTTGCTAAAGCACATCCTAAATGGAAGGCAACAGATTGTATTAAAGAAATTGCTAAAATGTGGAAAGAACAAAAAAAATAAATTTTTAAATTATTTTTATATAAAAAAATGATATTATTTTTATGTAAATAAGATTTTAAAATGAATAATAATGAGATGGTGCGTAATAATTTATCTAACAGAATTAATAAATTAGATTCTATAGTATATACTATTATTGATAAATTTACTAATCGTGCAGAAATTGGTTATAATAAATATAAAACTAACATGGATAGAACTGATTTAACAATAGTACAATGGATAGATCATTCTATTGAAGAAAAAATGGATGATATTATTTACATGGAAAAAATTAAACAAGAATTACTCAAAAAAAATCATGATAATCTTACTCTTGTTGATAATATTACTTTATCTGAAAAAAAATCTTAGTTATAAATAATTATAATTCAGATATATCATATCCTAAATTTACTAGTATTTGCTCTATTTTATTATATTTATTAGTTAAATTATCTAATTTCATATTTAATGAATTTATTTCTACTATTTGTTGATTAGAACTCATTTCATCGGGGTGATATTGTGTAATAATATTATATATATCATTAATATTATTATTTATTACAGTTGTTTGATTTGTAATATATTTAGATAATTTAATATAATTTTCATGCAATGTTAAAGACGTATCATTTGTATCTATATTTGAATTTATTAATGTTTCATTATATATATTACTATAATTTTCACATAATTCATCTTCTATATTTATATCTATTAATTTTGTTATTATATTACCATTTACAACTAAATTATTGTTGTAAATATCATTAACTATATATTTATTTTTTTCTCCTTGATAAATATTATCTAATGTTAAATTTCCTATTTTATTTAAAATTTCATTATTAACATTTACAATATAATTAGATATATTAGCATTTATATTATTTAATTCATTATCAAATATTAATGTATAATTTGATATATTTTCATCAACTCCTTCACTAATTCTTGTACTCAAATATTCACTTTCTGCAATATTATGATTTATTATTTCATTAATATATAAATTACTATATAAAGTACTTAAATTATCATCTATAGATATATCTACATTTTTTGTTATTATTTCTCCATTAACAATTAAATCATCATTATATACATTTTTAATTATAAATTTATTTATTTCGCCTTGAATTATATTATCTAATGATATTGTTTTAATTTTATTATCGACATATTCGTCAATTAATCTAAAATAATTTGACATATTATTATCAACTATACTATCAATTCTATCTTCTAAATATTCACTGTTTCCAGCAATTGCATTTGATAATCCATAATTATATATATTACTATAATTTTCAAATAGTTCTTCCTCAATATTTATGTCTATTAATTTTGTTATTATATTACCATTTACAACTAAATTCTCATTATAAATATTACTAATTATATATTTATTTATATTTCCCTGTTGAATATCATCTAAAGTTAGATTATTTATTTTATCATTAAATAATTTATTTATAATATCCATATAATTTGACATACCATAATCAATTATATCTGTTATTCTATTTTCTAAATTACTATTATTACCAATTGTTGGTTCATCAATTATTACATTTCTTAATATATTTGATATATTAGCATATGTATCCCTTTCATCATTAAATGGATTTATAAATAAATTACTATAATATAAATCTGTATAATATTCTGTATCTAATTCTAAAATATTTATACTTTTTGCGGTTATATGTCCTAAAACTACTAAATCATCATTATATATATTATTAACTATATATTTATTACTTGTACCTTGTTCTACTCTATCTAATTGATGTAGTCCCATTACATGTTTTATTTCTTGAACATTTTGTAAAATTTCTGTAAATTGTAAATTTGATAATAATAAGTTTGAATTTTGATAAAAATCATATAATCTTTCTTCTGTATAATATAAATTCGAACCCTCTTCTAAATATGATGTACTTTTATCACTTAAATTAATATTTTTTATTTCAGATCCATCACCTCTCAATTTTGTAGCATTTATATATCCTTCTATATCAATATTATAATTAATATCATTCTTATTTCCAATATATCCATTGCTTGTAATTTTTAATATATTATCATAATTATTTTGAACATTTAATATATCGCCATCACCTATTTGATCTATTTTAATAGCATGATTTACACCATAATTTACAATATTAACACAACCTGAATTATATATTGATGAATTTACAATTGTTGCATTATTATTTAATATTGTATTATCCGCATTTAATGTTCCTTTTACTGTTAAACTATTATTATATTCATTATCTACTATAAACTTCTTATTAGAACCCTGTTCTATACTATCTAAATTTATATTTATTATATCCAAATCTATTAAATTTGATATTGATAGATTTGAATTTAATAAATCATCTAAATTATCTTCTATTGCATCTAAACGAGTATTATGACTATTTGATGAATTTTTTAATATTTTTATTTCATTTGTTAATAAATTTGATGTATCATATAATAATAATATATTTATATGATTATCTATTGTTTTATTTTCAATATATTCTATTATTTCATTTGACGAATACAATATATAATTTGATACATTAATTCCATCACCACCAAATGATCCCGCATTTATATATTCTATTATTTCATTTGATGAATACAATATATAATTTGATACATTAATTCCATCACCTCCAAATGATCCCGCATTTATATATTCTATTATTTCATTTGATGAATCCAATATATAATTTGATACATTAATTCCATCACCTCCAAATGATCCCGTATTTATATATTCTATTATTTCATTTGATGAATCCAATATATAATTTGATATATTAATTCCATTTCCTTCAAATGATCCCGTATTTATATATTCTATTATTTCATTCGATGAATCCAATATATAATTTGATACATTAATTCCATCGCCTTCAAATGATCCAGCATTTATATATTCTATTATTTCATTTGATGAATCTAATATATAATTTGATACATTAATTCCATTTCCTTCAAATGATCCCGTATTTATATATTCTATTATTTCATTAGATGAATCCAATATATAATTTGATACATTAATTCCATCGCCTTCAAATGATCCAGTATTTATATATTCTATTATTTCATTTGATGAATCTAATATATAATTTGATACATTAATTCCGTCGCCTCCAAATGATCCAGTATTTATATATTCTATTATTTCATTTGATGAATCTAATATATAATTTGATACATTAATTCCGTCGCCTCCAAATGATCCAGTATTTATATATTCTATTATTTCATTTGATGTTAGTTGTATAGATGTTTCTAATTGTGTATCTATATTATTAATATAATCAATTGTATTATCATTATTAAATTGAATTAAATCTATTATATTATTTGATGTATCATTTACATATGTTGTAATTATAATATTTGAATTTATGAATAAATTAGATCTAGTTATATCATTTAATGTATTACTTGTTATAAAATTCAATAATATATTAGAAATATTTTCTATATAATTTGAAGTATTATTATTTTCTAATATTACGTTAATACTTGTATTTTCTATTTCTGAATATATATTATTTAAATGATTTGATATATTTAATATTTCTAACTCATTTTCTTTAAAATAATTCGATGTATTATCATCTAATAAACCAATTAAATTAGATGTTCTATAAATTTCTGATTCATTTTCTTTAAAATAATTTGATGTATTATCATCTAATAAACTAATTAAGTTTGATGTTCTATAAATTTCTAATTCATTTTCTTTAAAATAATTTGATGTATTTTTATCTAATAAACCAATTAAGTTTGATGTTCTATAAATTTCTAATTCATTTTCTTTTAAATAATTCGATGTATTTTTATCTAATAAACTAATTAAGTTTGATGTTCTATAAATTTCTGATTCATTTTCTTTAAAATAATTTGATGTATTATCATCTAATAAACCAATTAAGTTTGATGTTCTATAAATTTCTGATTCGTTTTCTTTAAAATAATTTGATGTATTATCATCTAATAAATCAATTAAGTTAGATGTTCTATAAATTTCTAACTCATTTTCTGTAAAATAATTAGATGTATTATCATTTAATAAACCAATTAAGTTAGATGTTCTATAAATTTCTAACTCATTTTCTGTAAAATAATTAGATGTATTATCATTTAATAAACCAATTAAATTAGATGTTCTATAAATTTCTAACTCATTTTCTGTAAAATAATTAGATGTATTATCATTTAATAAACCAATTAAGTTAGATGTTCTATAAATTTCTAACTCATTTTCTGTAAAATAATTCGATGTATTATCATCTAATAAACCAATTAAGTTAGATGTTCTATAAATTTCTGATTCATTTCCTTTAAAATAATTAGATGTATTATCATCTAATAAACTAATTAAGTTTGATGTTCTATAAATTTCTAACTCATTTTCTGTAAAATAATTAGATGTATTATCATTTAATAAACCAATTAAGTTAGATGTTCTATAAATTTCTGATTCATTTTCTTTAAAATAATTTGATGTATTGTCATCTAACTGACTAATTAAGTTAGATGTTCTATAAATTTCCAATTCATTTTTAATTATATAATTAGATATATTTGTATCTAAAATACCAATATGATTTGATGTTACATTAAAATTTGTTTCAATATTTTTACTAGTTCCATCTAAATAATTTAATTCATTAATAGATATATTGTTTATCAAACCAGTAAATTTAATATCGCCATTTATATCTAATTCCGATGTTGGTATTTTATTTATTCCTAAATTTCCATCTTTATTTACAATAAATGATTTTGTATTATTTACTAATTCTATTATATTATTATTTTGATTATTATGATCTATTTTTAAAGAAGGTCCATCACCTTGATTGTTAATAATTTCTAAATTTTCAGTTTGATAAGTTGTAGTATTAATTTGAGTAGATAAACCAGTAACATTTAAATCAGTAACAGTTAATTCACCTGATATAGTTAAATCACTATTAAGTTTAATATTACCATAGGATAAAATTTCTATATTTGAAGTTTTAGATTCTATATTTTTTATGGAATTAGATGTATTATTATCTAATTCACTAATTAAATTAGATGTTCTATAAATTTCTGCTTGACTTTCTCTAAAATAATTAGATGTATTATCATCTAATAAACTAATTAAATTAGATGTTCTATAAATTTCATATTCATTTTTAATTAAATAATTTGAAATATTTATATTTAAATTACTAGTTAGATTAGATGTTCTATAAATTTCTGATTCGTTTTCTTTAAAATAATTTGATGTATTATCATCTAACTGACTAATTAAATTAGATGTTCTATAAATTTCATATTCATTTTTAATTAAATAATTTGAAATATTAATATTTAAATTACTAGTTAGATTAGATGTTCTTAAAATTTCTGATTCGTTTTCTTTAAAATAATTTGATGTATTATCATCTAACTGACTAATTAAATTAGATGTTCTATAAATTTCTACTTCACTTTCTTTAAAATAATTAGATGTATTATCATCTAACCGACTAATTAAATTAGATGTTCTATAAATTTCTACTTCACTTTCTTTAAAATAATTAGATGTATTATTATCTAATAAACCAATTAAGTTAGATGTTCTATAAATTTCTGATTCATTTTCTTTAAAATAATTAGAAGTATTATCATCTAATAAACTAATTAAATTAGATGTTTTATAAATTTCAGTTTCATTTAATCTAAAATAATTTGATGTATTATTATCTAATTCTCCAATATGATTTGATGTTGTATTAAAATTTGTTTCAATATTTTTACTAGTTCCATCTAAATAATTTAATTCATTAGTAGATATATTGTTTATCAAACCAGTAAATTTAATATCGCCATTTATATCTAATTCTGATGTTGGTATTTTATTTATTCCCAAATTTCCATCTTTATTTACAATAAATGATTTTGTATTATTTACTAATTCTATTATATTATTATTTTGATTATTATGATCTATTTTTAAAGAAGGACCATCACCTTGATTGTTAATAATTTCTAAATTTTCAGTTTGATAAGTTGCAGTATTAATTTGAGTAGATAAACCAGTAACATTTAAATCAGTAACTGTTAATTCACCATCTATAATAATATCATTATATAATCTGTTTGTTGTAGTATTTACATTATCTATAAAATTAATTTTAGTCTGGATATCAATAATATCATTTTGATTTGTTATAATATTATTTTCTAAATAATTTGATACATTTACAACATAGTTGGAAAATTGTCCGCTTTCAATATTTTGTATTATTTCTATCGCATCAATATTTGTTTGTAAATTATTTATTTTTGTAAGTAAAGTATTTGTATAATTTGAAAAATTAACAATGTTTATATTTTCAATAGTGTTTAAAACATTTGTAAAATCTATATTACTTAAATCTTTTATTAAATTAATTAAATTTAATGATTCTAATGTTTTATTTTCTACAAATTGTATTCTTTCATCTAATTCGTTTGTAACAATCCACTTATCATTTTCAAACTTTAATAAACCACTTACAAATTCTATATTATCGTTATTTGGTATACTTAAATCTTGAAATGGTAATCTATAATTTGAATTTTCTGTTAGAGTTGCTGTTGTATTATTTGTTTTATATATTATTACTATCAATCCATCTCCTCCATTTCCACCATTATTTATACCACCTTTACCAACACTACTTATATAATATTCATTTTCTGATTTCGGTGGATTTATAGGTATATCACCTGTTACTACTGTTTCGGATGATAAAATAATACCATTTTTTAAATATCCATTATTTAAATAACCTGAACCACCACCTCCTGGACCAACACCAAAATTTATACTATTCCCACCACTTCCACCGCCCCAATATCCAGCACCACCACCACCCTGACCTCTAATTGTTCCATTAATTATTTTTGCATCACCGCCCTCTGCTCTAATTCCATCATTTCCATTTGTATCAGCAATTCCACCAATTCCCCCATTAGTAAATCTACCACCTCTTCCAATTGCATTTGTAAATGCATTTTCTATTGGAGTTGTTGTTCCTAGGATTGAACCATTATTACCTTCTATTCCACCACCTCCACCACCATTACAAAAACTATTTGAAATATTTGTTCCACCTGCCCCACCCCCACCACCAGCAATTAATATTTCATTTCCATTTTCATATGATGAAAAATATATTCCCGATTTACCCCCTCCTGCGCCAGAACCAACACCACCAATACCACCATATTGATATCCAGATCCAGCAAAAGTCGAATATACATTACCATCGCCACCACCACCAACATGTATATATAATTTTGATATATCTGAAACATTTATAGTACCAGATGTAAATCCACCTGAACCGCCACAACCACCATTAATATAACCACCGCCACCACCTCCGGCACCCCACACATAAGCAACTACTTCATTTACTCCATTTGGAATATCAAAAGTTTGTATATATGGTTGAAAAGTAAATATTACACTATTTGTAATATAATTTATATCTTGTTTTTCTCCAACATTTATTTGTTTTATACCATTATTATCATCTATTTTAATATTAACTCCTTCATTATTATAAGAAATAATATTACTATCTATAACTTTTAATTTTCCATCAATTACATGTAGTGTAGAATCATCTAATGGTATATTATTAATCGTTAAATAATTTTTTGTTGATAATACATTATTAACATTTGTATCAGTATATTGTGTTATTGTATTTATTAATTTATTTGTAGAATTATTCCATAATAAACCATCGCTTACAATAGATGGTATAGTATTAGTTAATACTTCATTATTAATTAAATTTCCCAAATTTTGATTATTATTATATTCTTCAATAACTTTAATTCTATTATCATGATTTACAATATTATTACTTGTAATATTTGAAAAATTTTGCAATAATTCTATTTTATAATTATTAATATTTGAATTATATTCTAAATTAATTAATATGTTACTATTTATATTTGAATTTATTTTTAATATATTTAATTGATCTTGAACAGAAGATTCTATACCTTCTAAATAATGTAATTCATTTGCAGTTATATTATTTATTGAACCAATAAATTTAATATCGCCATTTATATCTAATTCTGCTGTTGGTGTTTTATTTATTCCTAAATTTCCATTTTTATCAATTATAAATCTTTTTGTGTTATTAATTAATTCTACTATATTATTATTTTGATTATTATGATCTATCTTCAATGAAGGACCGTCGGCTTGATTATTAATAATTTCTAAATTTTCTGTTTGATATGTTGTTGTATTTATAAGTACTGTTTCGCCAGTGATATCAATATTACTAACATATAATGTACCATCAATAGTTAAATCACTATTTAATTTAATATTACCATCGGTTAAAAGTTCAATATTTGATGTTTTTGATTCATTATTATTAATATAATTTGAAATATTATTGTTAGAATGTAATAATTTAAAATTTAGTAAATTATTATCATAATTAATTAAATTTAAAAATTTAATATCTAAATCATTAATATGGTTTGATGTATTTAATATATCAGATTCATTATTAATTATATAATTTGAAATATTAGTATCTAAATTTCCTATGTGATTAGATGTATTTAATATGTGAGATTCATTGTTTTTAATATAATTTGAAATATTTAAAGACGAATATGTTACATAATTAGAAGTATCAAATATATGGTTTGAGATATTTATATCTAAATTTCCTATATGATTTGATGTTGCATTAAAATTTGTTTCAATATTTTTACTAGTTCCATCCAAATAATTAAATTGATTAGCAGATATATTGTTTATTGAACCAGTAAATTTAATATCACCATTTATATCTAATTCTGCTGTAGGTGTTTTATTTATTCCAAGATTTCCATTTTTATCAACTATAAATGTTTTTGTATTATTTGTTAATTCTATTATATTATTATTTTGATTATTATGATCTATTTTTAATGAAGGACCATCGCCTTGATTATTAATAATTTCTAAGTTTTCAGTTTGATATATTGTTGTATTAATTTGAGTAGATAAACCAGTAACATTTAAATCAGTTACAGTTAATTCACCTTGAATATTTAAATCACTATTTAATTTAATATTACCATTTGATAAAATTTCAATATTAGAAGTTTTAGATTCTATATTTTTAATATAATTTGATGTATTATCATCTAATTCATTAATTAAGTTAGAAGTTCTATAAATTTCTGATTCATTTTCAATTAAATAATTTGAAAGATTAATATTTAAATTACTAGTTAAATTAGATGTTCTAATAATTTCTAATTCATTTTGAATTAAATAATTTGAAAGATTAATATTTAAATTACTAGTTAAATTAGATGTTCTAATAATTTCTAATTCATTTTCTCTAAAATAATTAGATGTATTATCATCTAATTCATTAACTAAATTAGATATTCTATAAATTTCTAATTCATTTTTTCTAAAATAATTAGAAGTATTATCGTCTAATTGACTAATTAAATTAGAAGTTTTATAAATTTTTGATTCATTTTGAATTAAATAATTTGAAAGATTAATATTTAAATTACTAGTTAAATTAGATGTTCTAATAATTTCCAATTCATTTTGAATTAAATAATTTGAAAGATTAATATTTAAATTACTAGTTAGATTAGATGTTCTAATAATTTCCAATTCATTTTGAATTAAATAATTTGAAATATTAATATTTAAATTACTAGTAAGATTAGATGTTCTAATAATTTCTTTTTCATTTTCAATTAAATAATTTGAAATATTTATATTTAAATTACTAGAATTATAATATAAATAATTACTATTATCAATTATTAAATTTGAAAAATTAGTATCTAAATTACCTATATGATTTGATGTTGATATAAAATTTTCTTCTATATTTTTAGAAGTATTTTTTAAATAATTTAATTCAGTTGATGAAATATCATTTATATCACCATTAAATGTTATATTATTATTAACAACTAAATCTGCTTCAATTACATATCCACCTTCTAAAGTTAAAATACCTTCAACTATTAAATCACCTTTTATTTTTTGTGTAGTATTAATAATATTCCCATTACTATCTTGTCCTTTAATTTCTAAATTATTACCATTAAAACTTATTGTAGCAGTTGTACCATTTTCACTTAATATATTTAAATCAGATACATTTATACCAGCATTATTATTATCGATCGTTTTTAAACTCATGTCGCCAGTTTCAGTAGATATTAGTAAATTGCCAAGATGAATTGTATTTCCAGATAAATAAATTGATTTCCATCTATTATTCAAATCTCCTATATTATATTCTTTATCAGTTAATGGTATAATGTTTCCTTCAACTTCAATATTTGATAAACGCGCTATATTATTAACAATTAAATCATTATCAATAGAAACTGTGCCATTAACATCTAATTCATATACGGGTGTTTTATTTATTCCAATTTTATTATTATTATCAATAATAAAAAAATTATTATCAGCATTACTTGTTTCAAAAATATTATGTGTAACATCATTATGTAATATTTTAAAAGAAGGTCCATCTCCTTGATTATTAATAATTTCTAAGTTTTCTGTTTGATATGTTGTAGTATTTATTTTTGTAGATAAACCAGTAACATTTAAATCAGAAACTGTTAATTCACCTATAATAGTTAAATCACTATTCAATTTAATATCACCATTAGTTAAAATTTCTATATTAGATGTTTTAGATTCAATATTATTAATATAATTTGATATATTATTATTATTATTGCCAATATAATTTGAATTATCTGTATATGAAATCAAAACATTTGAATTAACATCATCAATATAATTTGAATTATTAATATTTAAATTAGTAGAATAATTAAATAGATGATTACTAGTGTCTTTGATAAAATTAGAAGATCTTAAAATTTCTAATTCATTTTCTATAAAATAATTAGAAGTATTATCGTCTAATTGTTTAATTAAATTAGATGTTCTTAAAATTTCTAATTCATTTTCAATTAAATAATTTGAGACATTAATATTTAAATTACTAGTAAGATTAGATGTTCTACTAATTTCCAATTCATTTTCAATTAAATAATTTGAAATATTTATATTTAAATTACTCATTAGATTCGATGTTCTTAAAATTTCAAATTCATTTTCTCTAAAATAATTAGATGTATTATCATCTAAAAAACTAATTAAATTAGATGTTCTATAAATTTCAGATTCATTTTTAATTAAATAATTTGAAATATTAATATTTAAATTACTTGTTAGATTTGATGTTTTAATATCTAAATTACTTGAATAAATATATAAAAAATTACTTGTAATATCTATCAAATTTGAGGTTCTAATAATTTCTTTTTCATTTTCAATTAAATAATTTGAAATATTAATATTTAAATTACTTGTTAAATTTGATGTTCTAATATCTAAATTACTTGAATAAGTATATATAAAATTACTAGTAATATCTATTAAATTTGAAGTTCTAATAATTTCTTTTTCATTTTCAATTAAATAATTTGAAATATTTATATTTAAATTACTTGTTAAATTTGAAGATATTAAATCTAAATTTGAAAAATATATATAATTATCAACTATAATATTTGAATTATTATCTACATCATTATTAAGTTTTGTTACAATTTCTGTAGTTTGATTATTTATACTTTCAATTAATGATAACTTAGTATTTACATCAGTATCAATTACGTCAATAATATTAAATAAATAATTACATGTAATATCAATAAAATTAGATGTATTATAATCTAAATTACTTGAATAATTTTTATTATAATTAGATGATTCGTCTATATAATTTGAAAAATTAAAATTCATAATACTTATTACAGTATCAAAATTACTAATAATATTATTGAATCTTTCAGTATAATCTAATGTTATTTTATCATCAATATGATTAATATAATGCTTTAAATAATTAGATGTTGTATCAATTAAATTAGATGTATCTAAATCTAAATTACTTGAATAATTAAATAAATAATTAGAAGTAATATTAATTAAATTAGATGTATCTGTATACGATATTAATATATTGGAATAATTATTTTTTAAATAATTTGATGTATTTAAATCTAAATTACTTGAATAATTAAATAAATAATTAGAAGTAATATCAATTAGATTAGATGTATTATAATCTAAATTACTTGAATAATTGAATAAATAATTAGAAGTAATATAGATTAAATTAGATGTATTTAAATCTAAATTACTTGAATTATTAAATAAATAATTAGCTGTTGTATCGATTAGATTTGATGTATCATAATCTAAATTACTTGAATAATTAAATAAATAATTAGCAGTAATATCAATTAGATTAGATGTATCGTAATCTAAATTACTTGAAAAATTAAATAAATAATTAGAAGTAATATCAATTAAATTAGATGTATTTAAATCTAAATTACTTGAATAATTAAATAAATAATGGTGTGTATTTTTAATTATATTAGATGTATTATAATCTAAATTACTTGAATAATTAAATAAATAATGGTGTGTATTTTTAATTATATTAGATGTTTTTATATCAATATTTTTAAAATACATAAATAAATAATTAGATGTTGTGTCGATTAAATTAGATGTATCTAAATTTAAATTACTAGAATAATTAAATAAATAATTACAAGTTCTATCAATTAAATTAGATGTATTTAAATCTAAATTACTAGAATAATTAAATAAATAATTGGAAGTTGTATAGATTAGATTTGATGTATCTAAATCTAAATTACTATAATAATTAAATAAATAATTAGAAGTTGTATCGATTAGATTTGATGTATCTAAATCTAAATTACTATAATAATTATATAAATAATTAGAAGTTATATCAATTAAATTAGATGAATAAATATCTAAATTTGAATTATAATTAGAAGTATTTTTAATATTTAAATTTATATAGTTAATAATTTGATTTGAATTTGATATTCTTTCACTATTAAATAAATTTAATGAATTATTAAGTGCAGGTAATTCTATGTCAAGTTTTGTTTCTAATAATTCAATAGTACTATCAAATTCTATATTAGAACTTTTAATAATATCAACTTCATTAATAATATCATTTTTAAAATAATATATATTAGATAAATTTGAAATATTAAGTTTTTCTACATTATTTAATATATTATTACTAGCAATAATCAAGTCATTTCTAAAATAATTAAATCCTAATTGTGTTTCATTTTTAAGTTTTTCTATAGATGAATTTAATATTACAGCAGTTTCATCTGTATAATCTATATTTAAATTTTTAATTATATGAATATTCGAATTTAATAATTCAAAATTACTATTTACTAAATTTAAATGATGCTTATCATTAATATTTATAGTATCTAGAATAATATTACTTTGTTCTTTAATATAATCAATAAGAATTGATGATTGATTAATAACAATATTGCTAACTCTTTCTTCGGTATAATATAAATTACTAGAACCCTCATATATTTGATCGGTATTTGTAACATTTATATCATAATTGATACTAAATCCGTCATTATTTGGATTATAATTATTGATAATAATATCATCTACAACTAAAGTACCTTTATAGTAACCATTTTGTATATTTTTATTAATATTACCCTGTGGAATATTATCTAATGTAATTAAATCATCATTATATAATTTTTCAAATCTATTATTAAAATCTTTTCTAAAATGGTTTAATTTATAATAACGATTATTTAAAGTTTCTTTAAGATCATCTGTTGTTTTATCTTTTAAATTAATATTCTTAATATAACTACCATCCGCTATTATATTACTGGCATATATATTACCCCATTTATTTAATTCAGAACCAATATTTGAAGTAATATTACACGAAGAAGGTAATATATCGTTATCAAATACTGCGTCTACTTTAAATAATATATTTTTACTATTAAATCTAGCTATAACAGCATTAACATTATCATCTCTAACACTAATAAATGCTTCATGATCATCTGTTGTATCATCAATTACGTTTGCACCAATAATAACTGCATTTGAATTATCATTATTTTTAACAGTTTCGCCATCTTCCAATACTTGATTAACATCATTTGCAATAAGCAAAATAAAAGTTTCATCTGCTGTTGATGAAAATGTAGCAATATTAGAGTTTTGTGCTTTAACTGTAAAAAATGGATTATAAGACATTTGCCTAACTCTAATAGTTTTATCTATTTTATTTTTAAAAATTTATATAAAAACAAAGTATTAATTTATAATTAAAAATGGAACCAAAAAATGATGAAATATCTTTGATACCTGTAAAAATAACTAAAAATAATATTACAAAAATTACAATAGATACATTTGTAAAAGAAATTGATTATGAAAAAAAATATACATTAAATGATTTAAAAAAACTATTAACAGTTGCTTTTAAATCGGTAAAACAAAAAAAAAATGATAATACAAAGAAAAAGGATCCAAGTAAATATAATATATATGTTAAAGAAATTATGGGTAAATTAAAAATTGATAATCCGGAAAAGACAAATAAAGAAATTTTAAAAATGGCCGCTCATGAATGGCAACTCAATAAAAAAGAAAAAATTAATACTTAAAATTAATTTTTATATTATTATACAAATGGATTTAATAACTATTGTAACAGCATATTTAGAAATACCAAAAAAAAAATTTTCTAGTGAAATTTATGTATCATGGATTATAAATTACATGAATCTTATTAAGGATAATCCTATTGTTATATATACAAATTCGGATGCTATTGAAAATTTAATACTTAATGTTCGTAAAAATTTTTTATTTAAAACTAAAATTATAAGAGTAAATATAAATAATTTATATTGTTATAAATATATTAAATATTTTACAGATGATTATTTAAGAGATAATGAAAAATATCATGATCCATTATTATATTTAATATGGAATAATAAAACTGCTTTTATGTACGATGTATATAAAAAAAAATATTTTAATACAGAATTTTATGCATGGACAGATATTGGCATGATTAGAAATAATGAGATATATAAAATATTATTAAATAAATTTCCAAATAATAATTTAAAAATAGAAAATAATAAGGTTTATCTGTTGGAAGTTGAAGAATTTAATGATTTAGAATTAAATTATAATAAAAATCAACCATATATATTTAATGATAATAGATGTGGGGGTGGCGTAATATTATGCAGTAAACATATTATTGAAACATGGTTTTATACATATTATAATATGTTAGATACATTTATTGAATATAATATTTTTGCTGGAAAAGATCAAAATATATTAAATAATATATATTTAAAATATAAAAATAGTTTAATTACTCTTATTAAACCATTAAATTCACCATTTGACAAATGGTTTTATATGCTATATTTTATGGCATTTTAATTTTTTTTGTTTACTTATTATAGAAAAGTATGAAAGGAAAGATTGGATTAAATAGTAATACATTAATAATTGTTTTATTGACTACATTAGTTGTATTAGCAATATATGCTATATTTTTTAAAGGTTCGTGTGGTTGTGGTAAAAAAGAGCATTTCTCTAATTCTATTAAATTAGAAATATATACTGCACCATGGTGTGGTTATTGTAAACAATTCGAAGAAGGTGGAACTATACAAAAAATAAAAGATGAATTAGGTAGTGATAATGTTTTACATTATGTTGAAGGCAAAGGCAATACTGCTGAAAAAATGGTTGAAAATGGCGTAGAAGGTTTTCCAACAATTATGGTAGTAGGAAATGGAATAAAAGAAACACATCAAGGTGAAAGATCAGTAAAATCTATTTGTGATTTTTATAAATCAAAATTATAAAAAGCTTTAATACAATTATTTTTTTTATGTTAAAAAAAAATTACTAAATATAAAATTTCTTTTAAATCAAGATACTAATTTTGTAATAGTAACTGCAATAATTATTATAATTAGCAAACATAACATATTTATTTTTGTTCTATATCTTGTTTGTATATTATGATTTTCTATAATATTATCATCAATTATATGATTATTATCTATACTATCATAAATATCAATATAATTTATTGTAAAATTATTTATATTATTTGGAAGTAAAACTAAAGATAATTCTTTATCATTAATATTATATGCTAAGTATAAATTATTATATGCATTCATATCAATATTATTATATAATTATATCATTATATCATTATAATATATATTTAAAAAAAATGATTTTATTAAAATAATTAATTAATTAATGCCGGGTCTATTTTCACGTATTTATAGAATTAATAAACAAAATAATATTAATAAATTTATTAATATTGTTAAAGAATATTATAATATTAAATTAATTAGGGATACTTCTATTTTTCCAATCACCCCATCTGTAACCAACATATCCATTAATCCATGTTGAATCTTTACCAAATGGACTTTCTTGTTTTAAATCTAATATTTTTTCTAATTGCAATTCTCTAATTGGTTTTAATTCATTATTTGATTCTACCGTTGTACGATGTAATATTCTTAATCCGGTATTCAAATCATGTGCTTGTTTAGTTGCTTTATGTGCTACTGCCAAATTATCAATAATTATAATATCACCTTGTTTCCATTTATGCGAATATGAAACATCTTTATCATCTAATAAATTTGAAATATTTATAAAAAATTTATTAATTTCTTTATTTCTCCAACAGCGAATATTTTTTAATTTATTTATATTTTTTTTATAGTTTGGTAAATAATATGGTGTTATTTCTTCTGTAAATTTTGTTTTTTTATATTTTTTTTTATTATTAACATTTTCTATAATTGCACCTGTCATACCGAGATGTAAATATAATGATTTGCGTTTTGATATTGGATGTTTGTGTACTAAGGGGTGTATTATATTACTATTTGAATTTATAGAAGCACAATTTTCTAATCTATTTTTTAATAAATTATCTAACTTATCATATGCTTTACCTAAATGAGCAAATTTTGTGTTACCAAATCCTTCGGGTGCTTTAATAATATGATATATTACATAACTAAATGGATTTTTTTCAAAAGAACCATCATTATGCCATTCTGGTCCAACAGAATTAAAACCATGATTTTCATTATTACTTAATCTGAAAATATCATTATTGGGTGCTTCATCGTGAACTGCATGCGGTGAATGTAGTCTTTTAGTTCCAAAATTTTTGGAAAAAATACATTGTTCTTTACCAGTTAAATATTTTCCTTTAATATTTTTTTCATTATTTATTTTACCCTGATTGCGAATTAATATAAAACCATATTTTGCCATTAAAAATTCTAAATATTTAACTAAATCATTATCTAAATAATAATTTGTATCAACTAAATTTAAATTAGTTATCTCACAACCACATGGTTTTATAGGAATTATTTTTAAATTATATTTATTAAATCCATCTATATTATTTATTAAATAATAACTTAATAATAATATTCCAAATAATATTGTTATTAATAGTAAATATATTTTTAATTTCATATTAAAATAATATAAAGATTATAATTATATTATATTATTGTATTATAATGATGATTTTCTGAATAATACACGCTCTCTTAGCGCAGTTGGTAGCGCGTGGCTCTGATAAGGCCAAGGTCATCGGTTCGAACCCGGTAGAGAGCAGTTATTTTTATCTAAATAATAAATAATTATTTAAATATAAATACTATTAATTTATAAAATGATATATATAAGTTTTGATATTGGTATTAAAAATTTAGCATTATGTATTTTAGAAAATAAAGATAATTATATTAATATTATTGATTGGCGTGTAATAACTCTTGCTGATAAAAAAAAAGATGTTAATGGTTTAAATTTAATATCAGAAATATTATTTTATGAATTAGATAATATAATTGGTAGCATAGAAGAGTTAAAATATGAAAATATAGATTATGTATTAATTGAAAATCAACCATCTAATTTAAATGGTATTATGAAAAGTATTCAATTATTAATTTTTTCATATTTTAGTTTATTAAAACATTGGGATAAATTTATAGGTCAAGTTTTATTAATTAATGCTTCTTTAAAATTACAATATCATAATTTTAAACCAGAACCATTAATAAAAATTGATGCAACTAGAAATAAAAAGGAACAAAAAAGAGATAAATATAGAAATAATAAAAACGACGGTATAGAAATTACAAAATATTATATTAAAAATAATTATATTTTAAATAACTATTTTATAAAACATAAAAAAAAAGATGATTTAGCAGATACATTATTACAAACTATTTCATATATAAAAAAAAATAATGCTGAATTAATTATTGAAGAAGTTAATATTTCAGATAATAATTTAATAGATATATAATTTTACTTATTATCTGTAATTTTTTGTAAATATGCAACAGTATCTTTATTAAATTTATAAAAATCATTTGATATTATGTTATCCGTTAAAATTTTCCAGAATTTATCATTTAAATATTTTTTATTTATTTTATTAATTTTTTTATATTTTTTATATTTCCATTTATATATTTTTTCCAATTCTTTACTACTTATTGTTTCTATATTATAATATTTTGATAATTTATTATTTTTTATTAATTTAACAATATAATTTGTTAATTCTGTATATTTATAAAAATCTATATTTATATTTTTCCATATATCTAAAAAATAAATATATTCATATGACTTACATAATATAAAATTAGAATTATAATCTACAAATGTATTATTATTATCAATTATAACTAAATTTTCTTTAATATTATTTGTAATTTTTTTTATTTTCGGTAAAATTTTAGATATTAATTTTTTATATTCACCATTACTATTTATAATACAATCATTTCTGGTAAATATAGGTCTGGAAAATTTAATATTCAAACCTTTTTCTATTAATCCTATTTCTTTTTTTGCCCAGTTATTTTCTGATGCAGTATATATAAATATATATGAATTTGGATATTTTTCTTTTATTTTTTTATAAAAATAATAAAAATATGGTCTTATTAATTTGGAATTATATTTATATGATTCTTGTAAATTATTATTAATCGTTTTAATACCATATTTCATTTGATATTTATGTAATATATATATATCAGTTTGATAAGTACAATTACCAATAATAGTGTTATCTAAATCTAAAACAAAAATTAATTGTTTATCATCCATTAAATAAATGACTATATTATATTAATATAAGATATAACACAATTAAAAAAAAAGTACATTTCATAAAAAATTTTAAAATTTTAAAATCCTCTTTATAAAAATTTAAAAAATAAAGAAATGTACTTTTTTAAACCTATATAAGAATTTAATATATATAATTATATAGGCTCTCATAGCTCAGTCGGCAGAGCGCAAGGCTTTTAACCTTGTGGTCGTGGGTTCGAGCCCCACTGAGAGTATTTTTTTTTATTATTCATTACTTTTTAGATAATGTTTTTCTAACTTAGAAAGTCCCTTTTCCTGCTAAACTTAATATTTTTTGAGTTTCTTTATCAAATACATCATTACCCTTTTTATCTAACAAAGATAAATCGAATATATTTTCATTTTGAGATTTTATCTTTAATTTTTTATTTACTTTTTTTGATTCTTCTATTTTTTTTCTAATTGTAAGTATTTGATCTTTAATTTTTTGATTCTCATTAATAACAAATTCTTGTAATTCAGCTTTTGTTTTAAATGTTTCAAATAATCCATATTTTGTAAGTGAATTAAAATGTTCTAATTCATCTTTTTTATTTATAGATAGTGATTTATCATCAGAAATAGATTTGGACATTTTTACTTCAGTTTTAGGTAATCTTGATCTTTTAAATAAACTTTCATTTTTTTTTAATGTAAACGGATCATTTTTACCACCCATATTTTTAAATAATTTTTCAAAATTTTTACTTTTTTTATTACTACCACCAATTTGTAATGGCGCTGCTGGAATTCTAAGTCGTAACTGTATTCTCAAATCGTCTGTATTTTGTGAAACTCTATTTCTATTTCTGTTGTTAAAATAATCTGACATGTTTTGTGCTACTCTTTGTCTATGTGGGTTATTTTCATATACACAATTAGTATGACAAGTATTCGTAGGCATGTATCCTTCCCACATATTTGCAATATCAACAAGTCTTGTAAATTCTTGAATAAAATTTCCTATAGCGGGTCTAACAAGTATAAAAGTTGTATTATTTCCATTTATTCTATTAGGTTGTGTCCAGTTTAATTGTGGAAGAGTAAACTCTCCAACACGAGTTAAAATAACACCTGGTGGTATTGTAAATTCTCTAAACATATTACCCATATTAATAAAAGGACAATGTTCTCCCTCTTCTATCAAAATTAAATAAACATAAAGTTGTCGATTTCCACGATCAGCAAAAGTTAAAGCAATATCTATAGTAGTAGTACATGATAAAAATCCTCTTGTATAAGTATATTGACCATTCTCCTCAAATAAATTAACTTCTGAACCATGAAATAATGGTAGTCTATGTATTAATGGCAAAATGCCATTCATATTATTTTGTATTTGTAATCCTATATTACAAATCTGTTCTACCGATTTTACAATTGAATAATATCTTTCCATGAGTTCGTCATATCTATTTTGCCATGCGCGATGCATTTGTGCATTTGTCATTTGTATAGGATCGGCTTGTCCGCGTTGTAAATTAGATATTAGTTGATTTATAGGTGGTGATGTTCTATAATTTAAAGAAAAAGCATCTAATAAACATGGATTATAAACATAATTATTATTAGAATAAAAAACTGGACCAAATCCTAAAGTTTGATATCCACCGGCAAATAATTGATGTGAAAATTTATGATAATATGAAATTGTTGAATTATCACTTAAATCAGCAGAATATCCAGTTCTTAATAATGGCATATAAATATGAAATTCTGAATTATGTCTTTGATAAGCATTTAAAAAAATAGCACCATATTCTCGATAATCTGTAAAAAAATTATCAGGCAAATTATTAAAACGAGTTTGATTTTTTATTTGATTTATCCACATACGTGAATTATTAATTGCCAATCTATTAGGATCGTTAATGTCGTTGTGCCATATTACAGTACTAGTTATTCTATTTCCCCAATAAGCAGGATTCGCCATACCACCCAAACCAACATTATGTGATCTGGTCATTTGTCTAATTAGTGCTTGATTATTATGATAAAAAGCATCATTTCTTATTTGTAAATCTTGTCTTTGTAAGTCAAATAATCTATTATTTATTATAGTATTTCCAAAATTTCTAATTATAGCAATTTTATTAAAAAATTTTTGATTTTTTATTAACATTAATGGAACATTAAATTCTTCACCATTATGTAATTCAACTAATTCTTTTGCAATTAAATTAGCAGTATATGTCGTATATGCATCAGTTGTATTATTTACTAAATTTGTTGTTGCATCTTGAACTACATGAACTGGTTGTCGCTCTTCACAAATAGAACCATTACCCTGACGCAATCTTCTATATGCTCTATGATCTGATAAAGATGCAGCATGGCGCGATCTACTTGCTATATTCATAGCGCCACCATTTTCTCTTCTAATAGCATTATAATATACAGCATCAGGGGCAGTTGGATTATTTCGCATAAAACTACCATTATAATCAAATAAAAAACCATTTTGAAAAAAACGTATAGTATCTAATGCATTAAATAGAGATTCAGTATATAATACTATAAAACAATCATTAAATTGTGGAATTTGATATAAATTTCTAACAACATTATCAATTAATTGTTTATATAATCCAAAAGTTTCAAATGTCGGGTTAAGTTCTTCTTGTTGTGTTCTTTCGCAAAAATCATTAAATTGAGAAATGCTTTGTTCTAATATATCCATATATATACTTCTATATATATATTATATTAAATTTTAAACATATTATCATATATTTGATTTATCAATTATTCCAAAAAGAAATATTAAAAGTAATTCTAAAAGTAAAAGTAATTCTAAAAGTAAAAGTTAATTTTAATAAAAAAATAAATAGATATTTTTAAAAAAGATATATATATATCTCTATGTAAATAAATTCCTAAATCATCATAGCTAAAGCGGCATAGTGCAAGATTTTTAACCTTAGTCGTAGATTCAGGGCCCACATATAGTATTTATTTTTTTTTAATTGTTTTTTCAGTTTTTTTCTTTTGAACTTTTTTCTTTTCAACTTTTTTCTTTTCAACTTTTTGCTTTTCAATTTTTTGCTTTTCAACTTTTTGCTTTTTAACTGTTGATTTTTCAACTTTTTTCTTTTTAATAATATTTTTTTTTTTTGTGTTTTTAATTTTGTTTTTGTATGAACTACCTCTCTGTAATATTATACTCCCAAATATATAATGCATTATACATAGGGGGTCTGGCTGACCATTGACTTGGTTGTAGCATCCTCGAAGAAGAGCATTAGAATCTATATTTTTAAATTTAAATGTCATAAATTCAGTCATATTTGGTAAATACAAAATAAATTCTTTGGGAATTAAATTGTTCCTAATCCAACCACTAACTATATCAAAATTTTTTGAATTTATAAAAGTATTCATTAGATTTTTTTGATCTTCTGATAATTCTTTACTAATTATCTCATAAATATACATATTCCAATCATATTCTAAATTTTGATCTGGTGGAGCACCAAAATGACGACCAACATTAACATCGCGTAAATATTTTGCGGGTTGTGGACTTAGAGGACCATTAATCACAATACTGTTTCCACTTCGAGCATGATATGGAACAGCATTTAAGATGACCACAGGACTAGGTGAGGGAGAATCGTTCGACAGGAAACCATTGTTAGTGTCTATTAATGCACCCGGACGACGACGCATCATACCACCTTTTTTTTTAACAGTTTTTTTTTTAAAAACTTTTTTGTTATCAGTTCTTTTTCTTTTTTTTTTTCCACCTGCTAATTCTGCAAATTGAAATACTGCAAATTTTTTAGTTTCACGCGGTTGTTTATTTATATATTCAAGTAAATTTGGTTCAAAATTAAATGGAATCATTTGATTGTCTGAATTTCTTAACAAATAAAATTTTCTGGGTATTGTTTCGTTTTCTTGAAAGAATCTAACGTTATGGTAATTATTAAAATCATTGTAAAGATCATTAAAATTAGATCTTGTTTGCATTCTTTCATCTTTATTAAAAAAATGTGAATCGGGAGTATGACTAAGATTATTTGTTTGAATAGTTAAATTTTTGAACTTATTCATTTCTTTTCTAAATTATATATTTATTTTAAATTAAGTTAGAAACTTCCTTTTCTAGTCAAAGTTAATATTTTTTGAGTTTCTTTATCAAATACATTATTACCCTTTTTATCTAATAAAGATAAATCAAATGCATTTTCTTTATTTTTAGATATTTTAATGCTATTAGTTAATTCATGTAATTATCTTATATTTTGTGTTAAATAATTCATTGAATTATATTATTCTAAATATATTATATAAAATATTAAATTATTATAAACATAATGAAAACTATTTAAAGATTAATTATATATATTAATATGGGTATACACCCAGTGTCCTCTTAGCTCAGTTGGTTAGAGCGAACGGCTGTTAACCGTTAGGTCACAGGTTCGAACCCTGTAGGGGACGTTAATTTTTTTTATTATTATAATAGTTATTTATAAATAATCTACTTTTCTTAGTGTGAATTTGTGTATATCACTAATATGTAATGCAAATGAATATTGCCAAGGACGCAGTAGTTAAGGTTATAACTTTACTCACTAATTATATATTTTTTAAATAATATTTTATATTAGAAAAATGAAACATATTATTATTGGATCTGGTATATCTGGATTATATCTAGCTTATAAATTAATAAAAGAAAAGAATGAAAATGGTAAAAATATTAAAATATATGAGAAAAATAATAGAATAGGTGGAAGAATATATACATATGAAAATAAAGAAAATAATTTAAAATATTCAGTTGGGGCCGGTAGATTAGGAAAAAAACATAAATATATAATGAAATTAATAAAAGATTTTAATTTAAAAGATGAAATAATATATATTAATAAAAATAAAAAATATTATATTAATGGAAAATTAATGAATGAAAAAGAATTATTAAAACATCATAATTCTAAATATACTACTTTAAATAAATTATGGAAATATGCAATATATACAAAAATAAAAACGAACGAAAAAAATTTAAATTTACATAATTATTTTTCATTATTTTTAGATTCAAATGAAGTAGAATTATTAAAAGATTCTCTTGGTTATATATCTGAATTTTATGAAATGAACGCACAAAATGCGTTATTAACACTAAGAAAAGATTTTGATGTAGAAAATAATGATTTTTTTATTTTAAAAAATGGAATAGAAATATTATGTGATGTATTATATAAATATTTATTAGAAAAAAATGTTAAAATAGAATTAAATAGTATATTAAATCAAATAAATGAGATTGAAAAAGAAGTAATTATAAATAATAAGAAAGAAAATTATAATAATTTATATTTAACAATTAAAAGACAAGATTATCTAAAAATTCCATATTTTATAAAATATGAGAAATTATTAAATAATGTAAGTGATGGACATTTACTAAGAATTTATGCACAATATAAAGATGTTTGGTTTAAAGATTTACCAAAAATATTAACACAAAATAAAATACAATTTATTATACCAATTGATTATGAATCGGGTTTAATACAATTGAGTTATAGTGATAGTTATAATGCTACTTTTTGGAATAATTTAAAAAATAAAAATGAAGTAAAAATGCATTTAAAAAGAATGTTAAATGAAATGTTTCCAAATAAAAATATAAAAGATCCAGAATGGATTACAATGCATTATTGGGATGCAGGAGTTCATTTTTGGAAAACAGGAATAGAACCTAAAAAAATACAAAAAGAAATATTTAAAATATTTTCAAAAAATAATATATATATACTTGGAGAAACTTATTGTGATAGACAAGCATGGGCAGATGGAGCATTAGAAACTGTTGATAAATATATAAATAATAATAAATAAATTAAAAATAACTATCTTTATTATATTTTTTAGGCGAAGAAAAAGTTCCTTTTTTTCCAATATGATTTATTACGGATTTATTTAAACATAAAATAGGATATTTTAATTTTTGCATTTTATTAATAACCGCCCAATCGGCAGCATATGGTTTATTTTTAAAAAGTTTAGTTCCATAATTCCATTCTTTAATAATAAAGTTGATGAATGATATATTAAATACAAAATTACAACCACCAATACTTTTTTTTCGATAATATAGTTTATTTTTACTGTAATAATTGTTATTAAATGTATTAATATGTTGATTACTACAATTAAATCCAGTTAATAATATTTTTTTAGTATTATAAAATTTTTCTGCTTTAAGATATGCAATATGTAAAATATTAATCCAATTTTTTTTCATTATTATATCATTATCAATTGTAATAATTAATGTATTATTTTTATATATTTTTTTTATTATTTTTAAAGGATATATATATGCTTTATTAACTCCATAATTTTTTTTTCCATGAATAATTTTAATATCTTTATTAGACATATTATATTTTTTTATATTTTTTAAAATTTTAATAGTATTTTTATCATTTGATTTATCATCATAAATAAAAATTTTATTAACTTTTGTTAAATCACTTTTAAATAAGGATGTTAATGTTTTTTTTAAATAATTAGATCTATTATAACTTCTAATAAGTAAAATAACTTTCATTATAAAAGTATAATACTATTAAACAAAAATATAATTATTAAATTATATTTTTATTTAATATTTTACCATTTGATATATTAATTCCATTTTTAATGTATATATCATTCATAAGATCTGATTTGTCAACACAATTTAATATTTTTAATACATATGGCATAATTGAATGTGATAATATATTTGAAGCGTTATTTCCATTAATACTAGGAATATTTGGTACACAAAATAAATTTATATTATTATATTTGATAATAGGATTATCATATGTTGTAGGAACAGATTGTGTAGTCATACCACCTTGATCGATTGACACATCTATAAATAATGCATCATTTGGCATTGTATTTAATAAATTATCATTAATAATTTTATCTGTTTTTTTGCCAATATTATGAATTGAACCGATTATAATATTTGATATATTCATTAAATATTTTAAATTATCATTATTCATTTCATAAATATTAATATGCGGATATGTTTTTTTAATATTTTTAATTTTTTCAAAATTAATGTCAATAATATTTATATATTTATATCCATACTCTAATGCTTTATTAAATGCTGCAAAACCTACATTTCCAAAACCTATAAATGAAATATTAAAATCTAAATTATTATTAAATTTATGTGCTTGAATCATTGCATTTTCTCCTGCTAATTTCGACATATGATATAATATAATTGGAATATTATTATCATCTAGTATAGTTTCATATGCTATACATTGTGATTTGGATTCTAACATTGCATTAATCAAATTATAATTACCAGCAAAATGAAAAAATCCGAAAACTATATGGTTAGATTTAATTAAATCATATTCTTGAAATTGTGGTTCTTTTACCTTTATAATTAAATTTGCATTATCATATAATTCTTTTTTATTTTTACAAATAATAGCACCAACTTTAATATAATCATCATCGGTATATTTAGAATTTAATCCAGCATTGGTTTCAATATAAATATTATCACATTTATTAATTAATTTTAAAATATCATTTGGCACAATTGAAACTCTGTTTTCATTATTTTTAATTTCTTTGGGAATACCTATATTAAATACCATATTATGTATATATAAAAAATAATTTTTATATAAATTATAATCTATAATAAAAAAATGATTTATATAATTTAAAAAAATTTAAAATGAGTATTAATAAAAATATTCAATTAGGACTATGTTGTTTGAATATATCATTAAGAGAAAAAAAACCTACTATATTTTCTTCAAGAAGAGTTACATTAAAAACATTAGAAGAAAAGGGAATAGATAATTTAAAAAAAAAAATTATTAATAATTTAAATGATGTTTTAAAAATGATGGATTGGAATGAAAATAATGGAATTAAAGTTTTTAGATTAAGTAGCGAAATATTTCCACATTATTCTAATAAAAAAGCGGAAGACTATACTTTAGATTTTGCAATTGAATTATTAAAAAAGATTGGTATTAAATCAAAAGAATATAATCAACGTTTAACATTTCATCCAGGACAATATAATTGTTTAGGAAGTCCACACGAAGATGTAATAGAACATACTATTAAAGATTTAAAATATCATGCTGATATATTAGATATTATGGAATTAGATCAAAATTCAGTAATGGTAATACATGGTGGTGGCGTATATAATAATAAGAAACAAACAATAGAGCGATGGTGTGATAATTATGAAAAATTGCCAGAAAATATAAAAAAAAGATTAGTTTTAGAAAATTGTGAAAAAAATTTTTCAATAGATGATTGTTTAATAGTATCAAAAAAAGTAAATATACCTATAGTATTTGATACTCATCATTATGATTGTTATAAAAAAATACATCCTAGTGAAAAATTTGAAAATCCCGAATACTATATACCAAAAATATTAGAAACATGGGATAAAAGAAATATAAAGGTAAAATTTCATATAAGTGAACAAGGAACTGGAAAAATAGGACATCATAGTGATTATATAGAAATAATACCAGAATATTTATTAGATATATCAAAGAAATATAATAAAGCAATTGATATAATGATAGAGGCAAAAATGAAAGAGAAAGCAATATTTAAATTATATGAAAAATATCCTGATTTAAATTGCAAAATTTAGTTTATTATTTTTTTTTTATTTAATTAATATAATGAAATATAATTTATTAATATTATTATATATTAATAATATATTATGTTATAATTTATATTCTGTAATATATCCAATTAAACATACTTTCAAAAATGTAAATAATAGATGGAATTTTGATAATAAATTATTATCAAAAGATAAATATATATCAAGATATATAGGTAAATGGTATTATTATAATAATATAAATTTTTTAAATTGTGACGATAAAATAATATATGAACCCGAATATAATAAATTAGATATAGTATTGAGTGAATATAAATTTGAAAATTCTAATATTAAAAGTACAAAAATATTTAATAAAAGTAAAATTGTTCCTGAATATTATAAAAAAAATAAAAAATATTATAATAATAATAAGGAATATTATAAGTATGAAAATATTAATAGAATAATAAAATTAAAACATACAAATTATTATAAAAAGTTGGATAAAAAAGCAAATATATTAAAAACAATTGTTGTGCGACCAAATCATTGTAGTGTAACATGTACACCTTATATACCAGAAAATGATGTAATAAATAAATTAATAGATAATAATAATATTAATACTACAAATTATACAATATCATTTAATATTTGGTTATCAGATAATTACATTTATAATAATTCAATTAAAACAGGTATATATTTATCATATGATGGAATAAATGGAAATTTAAAAGAATTTATTTTAAAAAAAGAAAATTTAATAGATGATAATATAAATATAAATGAAAAAATAAATATAGAAGAAATATATAAATCATATAATATAATAAAATATAATTTATCAAATAAAGAATTACAAAATATAAAAGATTTTGATGATTATAATTCAACAATAAATTATATAATATTAAAAAATGATTGGACAGGAAATTATAGAATTCATAATATATATAATGATAATATCAATAATAATCAAATAACATGGAGTGCAGAACATATATATTTCATTCCAATATCAAATAATGAAATATCAAAATATTATCAATTAAAATTTAATGAAGGAATTTATATAAATATTCCAAAAAATTTAAAATTATTTAACGATGAAGATAATATTTATATTGAATTTGTATCTTTTTTTAAAAATGGAACAGGTATACAGAGATTTTTAGCATGGGGAAATAAAAAAAATGGTGGTATAAAAACATTTTGTCATGATATATGGAAAAAAAGAAACTTATATTTAATAAAAAACTAATTTATTTATAAAGTTATAGTATTATCATATATACTAAAATTTAAACATTTTTTATAATTTTTATAACCAGGTTTAATTCCTGGTGTTCCATGTTTATTAATATTTAATTTTTTTCTAACAAATTCTTCACAATCTTTTGATTTAATATTATTAATAATTTCTGGATTTTTACTATTTGGATTATTAATAAATTTAATTTTTGTACCATCATTAAACATATCAGCATAATGACTGCAAACTAAAGAACCAAAACAAGTACACCAAGTAGTTAAATCATTTTTGTTAGGTTTATAACCAAATTTTTTTTCAAAAGCTTTTTCTGATTCAATACCTATTGGATTACCACTATTATTTGCATATTTTCTTGCCTTAGGTCCTAAAATACAACATGTGTGATGTGTTGAATCATTGAAACAATGACTAGTAGGAGAATAATTAATAGGCAAATCACAACTATTGAGTAATTTATTAATATTATTTATCATATTAAATTAATTTTATATATTAATTATAAAGATGAAAAAAAATATTTGTACAGATAAATTATCAGATATTGATTATTTAAAACACATGATACCTCATCATCAAGTTGCAGTTGATATTAGTATAATGTTACAAAAAACTAGTAAATCAGCAAAAATGCAAGAAATACTAAGAAAATTAATATGGACACAACAATATGAAATAAATATGATGAATGAAATGTTATACACTTTACCACATAGTATAACAGATGATATAAATAATAAAAAATATATTAAATTAAGTACAGACTTTATAAAACCAAATAAATTAGGTTTAACTAATATATATTGTGATCCTCATTTTTTTGATCCAGAAGAACATATGAAACATATGAGTCATATAAACTTAAATGAAAAAGTATATTTAGAACATATGATACCTCATCATCAAGTTGCTGTAGATATGAGTAAAACATTAATTAAAAATACAGAAAATGATTTTATGATATTTTTAGCATATAGAATAATTAAAAGTCAACAAGACGAAATAATATTATTAAATAATTATTTACAAACATTAAAAAAAAATAAAGGTTATGATTATAAAAGTGAATTATTAAATTAAATTTAATATATAGTAGATAATATAAATGTCAAATAAAATAGATTTATATTTTAGTTATTGGATTTTATTATATTCAGGTATTGCATTAATTTATAAAAACATTACATTTCCATTTATAGCATTATTGATATCATTTGTATTGCAATTTTATTATATAAATAATAATATAAATGCGATAATAAATTCAAAAAAAATATATATAATAATTGGTAATTTTTTAATATTTTATATAAAATATATATTAATAATATTTGGAATATTATTTAAAAATAATAATTATAATTTTATAACTGAATTTAAAATAATTTTATTATTATTTATCATATTTAATATATATTATTATATTAATGTGAAAAAAATATATTATGTATTAACATTAAATCAAAAAGAAATTAAAATAGATAAAGGACCACGTGTATATTTTTTTTAAATATTTATTAAATAATTTATAAAAATTTAATATTAGAAGATTTGTCATTATTATTAAATTTAATTTCAATTTTTTCATCAATTGAATCTTGAATTAAATCTATATGAGAAACGATAATAATAGTATTAAAAATTTTTAATAAATTTTTCAAAAATATCGGAACAATTGAAAGATTGTTTTTATCACATGCAGTAAAACCTTCATCAATAAATAATTGATTACAGTATTTATTATTAAATAAACTTAATCTTAATGCAATTGAAATAACAAAGTGTTGAAATCCAGATGCTTGATTAATAGAAATAGTTTGTAAATTATTAAAATTATCTTTATTTTTAATAAGCCAATTAATATGTATAATATCTTTATTTTCACTTAAAATGTAATCTAATTCAAACATTTTAGTATCATTATGACATAATTCATGAATAAAATTATTTGTATTTAAAATAATTTTTTTTAAAATAATATCATTATATAACCATTTTTTATAATCTTTAAATTTATCAATAATAATACTAATAATATTAATAATATTATTAATATTATTTTCAATTTCCAATAATTTATTAAATGAATTCAAATTAGTATCATTAATATTTTTAGTTGTATTATATTCGGTAATTATAGTTTTTTTATCATTAATTTCATTATCTAAATTATTAATTGAATTATTAATATCAATTTTTTCTAACATTTTTTTTTGTAAAATTATATTATTCATATATTTTAAATATAATTCGTAATTTGAAATATCTTTTTTAAATGTTATATATTTATAAGCATTATATATTGATAAATTATTAAATGCTTCATACCATAAATTATAATTATTATTTAATGTATTATAATTATCTATTCTGGGTTTAATATTATTTAAATAATCAATATGATTATTTAAATTATCAATATTTTTTTTTATATCTTTATAATTATTATCAATAATTGTATATTTATTAAACCATTCTGTATATTTTATATAATTATTATATTCTATATATTTATTATAAAGATTATAACAAAGATTATTAAATTTATCATTAATATTTTTTAAATTATTTAAATCTTTGTTATCTGAATCTAATAAATATTTATAATTTTCACATGTTTTAATATTAATTTCTAATTTATTTTTATTTTCAATATAAATATAATAGGATAACCATTGATTATATAAATTATATTTATCAATTATATTAATATTTTTATTATATTCTTTAATAATTTTATTAATATTTTTAAAATTTATTTTAATAAAATTTTCTATATCATTAATTCTAGAATTTAATTCTTTTATTTTTTCATTTAATTCACTAATTTTAATAACCCATGGTCTTTTGCAACAATAAATACAATTTGGATCATATTTGTATTCTTCATTATTATTTAATAATTCTAATTCATTATCTAATTCTTTAATTTGAATAGAAATAGTATTTATTTCATTTTTTTTGTTATTATAATTATTAATTACTTCAATATTTTTATTATTATAATCAATTAGTTGATTAATATTTTTAATACTAGATATATATTTACTAACAGATATGCTATTTTTAAGTTTAATTGCAATATCGGGTTTAGAAATTAGATTTTTATCATTTAATAAAGACATCTCGTGTTTAATATTTTTATCAATTATTAAAATTTTATTATTATAATCATGAATTCTATTTAATAATATTTTTTCTTTATTTTTATTATTTAAAATAGAATTATATGTAATATTATCAAATATTTCAATATCATTATTAATATTTAATTTTGTATTATTATTAAAATAATTTAGAAAATCATCAATATTATCAAATAAAAATAGTATATTTTTTTTTATTTTATTATAATCAAATAATGGTTTTTCACAATATATTGGTTTACTATTATTAATAATATCTAATTCTATTAAATATTTTTCATATTCATTATTATAATTATTTAATTTATTTTTTAATGAATCTATATTATCATTTGGATATAAATTAATAAAATTTTTATAATTTTCTAATAATTTTTTTTCATTTTGTATAATTGATAGATCACATGGTTTATCAATTTTGATATCATAATCAATAATTAATGTATTATTATATTTACTATATAAATTTATAATTTCATTTTCATCAATATTATAATTTTTGAAAAAATATTTTAATTCATTAATTTTTTCAATTATTTTATCATATTCATCGTTTGATTTTATATTAATTTTACCTAATTTATTAATCATAATTTCATAATTAATAAATATAATATCTTTATCAATATCAACTTTTAACGAATTTAACTTATTAATAAATTCATTTTTCTTAATATTTAAAATATCTAATTCATTTGAATGTTTTATTATAAATTCTTTAGTAAATTTATCATTAAAAGTATTAATTAATTCGTTGAAAACATTTTTTTTAGAAATAATTATTTTTTTAAAATCTTTATATTTATTTAAAACATTCTTAAATAAAAAATATAAATTATATATATATTGAATATTTGTTGCTTTATCTATAATTTCAGTACAATCCTTAAAATTCATTTTTAATATATCATAATCTATATTTTGTGTTATCATTGATGATGATAAAAATGTTTCAATGTTACCAATTAATTTAATAATATATTCTTTAGACGCACTATCTTTTTTAAGTAAAATAAAATTATTATTATTATATTTGTATAATTCTGTTGTAATTTTTATTAATAATGGATTATCTTTTCTTTTAACAAAAGTTCTCTTAATTTTATATAATTCATTATTACTATATAATTCAATATTTGTTGATCCACTATCTGAATTATAATTTATAATACCTGATGCTATTTCATTTTGTTTTTTTTTTGTAATTTCTCCCCATAATGCTAATGTTAAAATATTATTTATAGATG